AAAAAGCGTTATGCGAATATGCGAAGTTTTTTATAAGGGAGCGATTGGGAATAAAAAAGACGCTTTCCATCACGGACGCCATTTTATCAAACCTTGAGTAACCTTATAAAAGGCGCACAAAGGAAACCTTAAAAAAGGAGTAAACGGATATGGGCGCATTAGATCAGAATACTGGCAATCAAAGTCCACAGGGTGCGGGGAATGCAGGAAGCGGCGCAAGTATCACCGGCACTTCCCTTGCCGGCGCGTTTAATGACGCAAAAACGGGAGAGGCGAAAGGCGGAGGCGCTTTGAAAAACTCGACCGCGCAAGGATCGAACGAAAACGCACCGGAACAGACAGCGACCGAACCGGCAGCAGAAGTACAGCCGGAGCTTAAAGCATGGGGAGCGCAGCTATCGAAGGAACTCAAGGAGAATAAGGACGCGGTAAAGGCGTTAGCAAAGTTTGAAGATATTTCAAGCCTTGCTTCTTCTTATATCGAACTTGAAAAAAAACTCGGTAGTATGCACGCGATACCCGGCAAAGAGGCCACGAAGGAAGAACTTGACGCTTTTTACAAAAAGCTCGGCAAGCCCGACGCGGCCGATAAATACGGCTTTAAGCAGGAATGGGACGCAGAAAAACGCTTTGCTGAGGCGGCGTATGAAGCAAACCTTTCCGATGCGCAGGCAAAAAGCCTTTATGCGTTCTTCCATAAAATCGGAGAAGATCAGCAGGCACAGCTTGCCGAAGCGGTAAAAAAACAGGCAGAAGAAGCGGACGCCGCATTAAAAAAAGAGTTTGGAAATAAGGTGAGTGAAAAGATGGAGCAGTATACGAAGGGGCTTAAAGCGTTCGGCACTGCTCCCGTCTTTTCACAATTGGAGAAAACGGGTTTAGCCTACCATCCCGATTTTGTAAAAATGTTTATCAAAATCGGAGAGGCGCTGGGAGAAAGCCGCACAGTACTGGGAGACGGAAGCGCAAGTACACGTGGCATTACGTCAGCGCGGGATGGCGGCACGTTTTCATTTTTTGGCACATAGATTGATAAGGAGTAGTATATGCCTACGTTAAGTATGACAGACCAACTTACGGCGCTTGAAGTAATGCGGCGCGCTAATAATCAAGATGGATTTCATATCGTCGAACTTTTAAGCCAGACGAATGAAATATTAAAAGATATGCCCGTTCTTGAGGCAAACGACGGCACTGTACATAACACGATTGTACGTACCTCACTGCGGGGCGGAACGCACCGTAAATACAACGAGGGTATTAAGCCGGGAGCGACCACAACGGATACGAAGCAAGACCGCATTACGATGCTTGAAGATTATAGCATCGTTGATAAAGACCTTGCAGAGCATTCGGGGAATGTAAAATCATTACGCGAAAGCGAGGCACAAGCGTTCTTGGCCGGTATGGGACAGACGCAGGCGGAAGAGCTTATTTATGGCAACAATGCCCGCAATGAAGCGGAGATTAACGGCTTTGCCGTTCGGTTAAGCGATTTAGCAAACAAGAACGTTATCAACGCAGGAGGGACGGGGAACCGCTGTACGTCGATTTATGTCTGCGCACTCGGACGCGGCTTTACGCATTTAATTTACCCGAAAGGCAGAAGCGATTGCGGCATTAAAACCGATGACATGGGTGTACAAAATTGGCCGCTGGAGGGCGGGCGCGTTATGCCTGCCTACGTACAGTTTTTCTCTACGCATTACGGGCTTTCGGTTGCGCACCCTGATGCGGTTAAGCGTATCTGTAACATCGACCAGACTACCAGCGGGGATAAGATTGTAGAGCTTATCCTTGAAGCAATGATTCGTCTCCCTGCCGGAGCGCAAACGATTGCGATTTATTCCAATCAAGACGCCCTCGTCAAAATCGATAAGGCGGCATGGAGTAAAGGCAATGCCGTCTTTACGAGCGCCGACCCGTGGGGCGAATTGATTACGCACATTAGAAAAGGGCGATGCCGGAGAGTGGACGCCATCCTTTCGACGGAGCAAGCGCTTGTGTAATTTGTGATTGATAATGCGTAATGGGTAATGAAGGAACCGTTACCCATTGCGCAGATTTTACATTTTTATTGTAAGGAGAAACTTATGAAATTTGGAGAAGCATTTGAAGAAGTAAAACAAGGAAAAGGAATGCGTCTTCCGCAATGGAAAAGCGATGTAGTAGTTCGCGCTCAATATCCTGATGAGCATTCGAAAATGACTGCGCCGTATTTATACGTTGAAAGCAGATTCGGCAGAGTACCTTGGAAGGAGACTATGATCGAATTGTTTTCTGCTGACTGGCTTATTGTCGATTAAAACTTTATGCAAGGAGAAAACTATGACTAATTTGTATTTGGATAAAAAGCTTGAATTTTCGGAAAATCAGGCGATTACGACAAGCGCGGAAAGTGAGAACGCGCTTGATTTCGGAGTAGAACACGGGAGCGCCGCAGGGAAAGCAATCGACATCAGAATTAAAGAAGATTTTACCGGCGGTATGTCGCTCCAGTTTGTGTTGCAGGACAGTGCAGACGGGGTAAGCTACACGGATAAGCTTACTTCCCCGACCTTTCAGACGGCACAGTTAAAAGCGAAAGGAGAAGACGTGTTTTATTCGCTTGCCATTCCGAAAGGATTGCGCCGGTTTATCCGTTTGAAATACGCCGTAACGGGAACGTTCACGAAGGGGAAGGTTCATGCCATTTTAAACACGGAAGTGCGGGTTTAATTCATAATGGCTAATTTGTAATGGGTAATGATTGCAGAATTTACTGCAAAAGCATTACCCATTTTTACACACGTTTTTTTAAAGGGACATTGTATGACAAAGAAAGAGTTTGAAAAGGTGAAAGAGAAGATAAAAGCGGAAAATCCGCTTTTAACGGAAGACCAGATTGAAGATATTATCGCCGAAAGCGAATCAGACGGCGGGGAAGGAGCCGCGGATACACAGCAGCCGCATGCGAATGCGCTTACGCAAGAAAAAGCGGCGCTTGCACAAGAAAAGGCTGCTATTGAAGCGGAAAAAGCGGCGCTTGCCAAAGAACGGGAGCAGCTGGAAGCGGAAAAAGCGGCGCTTACCAAAGAACGTGAGGAGCTGGAAGCAGAAAAAAAAGCGCTTTCCGAAAAAGAAGAAGCGATGAAAGCCGCCGCCGGTGTACCGCAGGCAAGCGGGCCGGGTAACGGCGATAACGGGAAAGCGGTTGCCTACGTGTGTAAGACGCGCTGTACCTTTAACGATCAGTATTATCGCGAAGGGGATTACCTTACTACGAGCGGTGAAGTACCGGATTTTTTTGAAGCGGTGGAAGAAGCGTAGCGCTCATCTTTTTTTAAACGATTGTTTTTTTGAGGCTTTTTCAGGCAGCGTGGCTTTCTTTTAACACCTCCTCTAGCGACGAATCCTGTTTAAGCCTCTTTTTTTCTCGATACCGAGCGAGATGGAGTAGATGATGAATATAGACCGAGCATTAGCAAATAGAGCGCTTGCGGCAGTGGGACAAAGTGAACTCGATAGCGCCGATACATCCTCGAAAGCGTACCTGATGGTAAAAAAGTTTTATCTTTCCACGATGCTTGAAAGTTTAGAGACTGCCAGCTGGACGAGCGGTAAAAAACGAAGGGTATTAGAAAAAGCGAGCATCGATAACTATACCGATTTTGCAGGGGCATACCGGCTTCCGATTGATTGCGGAAAGATTATAGAGCTTACCGACAAGAGTTTTTATATCGTGGAAGGGAATATCCTTTATACCGATTCAAATGAGCCGGTATTGGTGTACGTTACGAACGGAAGAATACCGGAAGGTGCGGGTAATCCTGATGATGATTTTCCCGATTATGCGCCGCCTGAATATGAGGCAATGTTTTATCAAGCGTTTGAACTACGCTTAGCGAGCAAGTTTGCCCTTGAGCTTTCGGGAAAGCCTGAACTGCATCAGATGCTGTTACAGGAAGCGGCAATGATTGAGGCGGCAGGATACCGCAATTCCAAAACGTTAAGCGCCGGAAAAAAGAAGGGAAAACAATGGTGGATTGGCTAAACGTAAAAATCAAATGAGATTTTTACGTTTAGCCGACGAGTTTTAAGATAAGTCTTAAACGACTTATCTTAAAACATCGCATCAAAAATCTAAGGAAACTATCCAAAAACTGAAGTTTTTGGATAGACATAGGTGCAGTTAATTATGTTAATTACGAATTTTGCAGGCGGAGAGGTGAGTAAAAACCTTTACGGGCGCATTGATTTACCGCTGTATCAAAAAAGCGTCTCACGGCTTGAAAATTTTACTATTCTAACGCAAGGCGGCATTACCCGCCGAAGCGGAACAAAGCGCGTCGGAAAGCTGAAAGGGAAAGCACGGCTTATTCCGTTTATCGTTAATACTTCCGTTTCTTTTCTTTTTGAATTTGGGGCTGAGTATATCAGAATCTGGAAAAACGGAGAGCTTTTAACCCACAGCGGCTATCCGATTGAGTTTCTATCAACCTCTGATCTACCGCTTTATAAGAGCGCGGAGCTTGATGCCGTTCAATATGTACAGACCTATGACCGGCTCTACCTTACCCACCGGCACTATCGGCCATACGTTATTACGTGGCAAGGGGGAAATAGCTTTACTCTTGGAACGCTCAATATTACCGGCAATGCCCACAAAGTGCCGTTTCAAGCGCCTGATGAATACCCTGCCTGCGTCGCTCTTTTTTCAGGTCGGCTTTTTTTAGCAAGCACGATAAAAGAGCCGCAGAGGATATGGGCAAGTAAGGTTTTTGATTATGGAAACTTTACCTACTTTGATACGGTTGTATCCTCATCCACTCAATTAAAAAAACCTGATTTACGGGTATTCAGTGCAAAAGCTACAAAGGGGAGCGCAACGCTTACCGCGGTAACAAAAGATTTTACCGGTATCACGAACATTACCGATTACTATGTCTCCGGGCACAAGGGTGTAATGAAGGGGACAAAGGTTGCATCCGTTACAAGCGATACGATGACGCTCACCAATGCGGTAACGGAAGATAAAGAAGATATGGTGCTTTCTATTCATTTATGGAAGAACCCCGAAAGCCCCGCAAGCGAAGATTATAAACAAATAGAAAAAATTAACAATGTTACAAGCCCCGCCCATGCGTTCTATCTTGAACTTGCCAGTGATAAAAACGATGCCATTAAATGGATGGCAAGTGCGAAAGATTTAATTGTCGGTACGGAGTGTTCCGAATGGGTAATCCCGGAAGGAGTGAACGCGCAGCAGGTGCAAGTACAGCTTCAAAGCCGGTACGGGGTTTCTGACAGACAAGCCGCGCTTATCGGGCGAAATGTGCTTTATATCGGACAAGGCGGGCACACGGTGAGGGATTATAGCTTTGATTTTCAAGAGAGGACGTATAAATCTATCGATGTAACACAGGCGGCAAATCATCTTTTAGCCGAAAGTGCGGCCGTTGATTTTGACTATACCAATACGGCGTCCCCGCGCGTTTTTGTAAACCGCGCGGATGGAGCCGCTTGCGTACTACTGTATGACAAAGATATCGGATGCGCGGCATGGAGTAAAATTATTCTTACACACGGAAAAATAACAAACATTGCAACGCTCCCGGGAGAAGGCGGCTACGATGAGATATACCTATCGGTTGAAAGAGCGGGCGTCTACTATTTGGAATGCCTTACGGAAGAAAAGGCAGGCGGGGATGCCGTCTACCTTGATTCATATAGTAAATACACAAGCGAGACGGACGAGAGTGAATACCGAATGGCAAGCGTTTATGTCAGAGAGAGTAAAGAGCTTTTTGCGTTAGATGAGGTTCCATAAGAATATAAGGATTTTAGTAAAGAAATGTATATCGGCTATCCGTATGAGTCGATAGTAGAGAGCTTACCGGTGATCAATTCGAGTGAAAACAACAAAAAGCGGATTGTAAGCCTTTCGATTCGCTTTTTAGATTCATATCTTCCGCTTGTTTCGCAAGCCGGTACGCCCGAGCAAAGGATTTACAAAGATGAGCCGTTTACGGGAGTAGAGAAAGTGCCGGTACAAGGCGGCTTTGAGCGCGATGTGTTTTTTAAGGTGCGGGCCGAAAAGTGCGAACGCTGCACGATTTTAGCCGTGAACGCGGAGCTTGCGTAGAAGGAGGAGTACAAATGAGCGCATTGGCAATATTTGGCGCCTTATTTGGGGCGCTTGGAATGGGTTTTAGTCTTTTTCAAGGCATACATCGCGCGCAAGATAAGCAGGATGAAATACAAGTACAACAAGAGCAAGAACGCAGGATGCGGGAAGCGCGGATAAAAGAACAGAGAGCGAGTACCAGACGGGGAGTTGATTACGCGGTACAGGCTTTTGAAAAAGAGCGGCAGGATGCGCTCCGTAAAGCGGATGATATATGGCACCAAGGCGAACGTATCGATATGCGAGCTGACCTTAATGAAACGCTGACCGGCCGCGCATTTAATTTAGCGATGCAAAAAAATAACATGGAAGATGAAAGCCTATTGCTGCAGCAACAACGCGGAAAGCAGAATTTTTTAAACCGGCAAGGGGCGCAACAAGCCGCGCTCGGAATGAGCGGGGCGCGGCACGGAGCAAATAGCGCCGAACAGCTTTTGACGCAAAATGAGCAGAACTTTACCCAAGACCTCGATCTTATGAACCGCCAGAGAGAAACCCAAAAAGAGATAAATTTAATGCAGGCGTTTACCAACCTTAAAAGAGGTATGTTTGGTATTGACGAGGAGCGGGATCAGGCAAATATAGCCTTTAGAGATTCAAGGCAGCTGCGGGATGATTATACCGGAGATATCATCAACAAAGATATTAGCGCAGAAATAGAAGCCATCCATAAAGAGTACGAGGCAAAAAGAAGTGCGCTATTGCGGGGAAACCTGACGACAGATGTGTACACTCCAGCTGACGCTGACAGAACAGAAGCCGAATATAAGCGATTGGAAGCAGAGGAAGAACAAAAAATAAAGGAGCTTAAGGATTCTGCTCATCAAAAGAGCAATACCGGCGGCCGCGTCGTTAATTTATTTAATAAAAAAATTCACAATGCCTACGCTGATTTAAGCGGAAATATTGACTTACAGAACTTAGACGGCGGTTTTAAGCAAGCGGCATATCAGCGTGCTTACGACCGAGCGCAATATACATGGATAGACGGGATTACGGATGCGGCGCGTGGGCTTACTACCGGCATTCAACTCGGATCAAAGTTTGCAAATTTTGCCCAAAGCTGGGGTGGTGACGGCGGTGGATTAGATGGCGGATTAGGCAATGATGTGATGGCAGCAGGGCAAGCAGGGGGGCTTTCAAATCTTTTTAGTAGATATAAAGATCCGTTCGGAGCGAAGTTTTAATAAAAAGACGAACGACATAAGGGGCGTACACGTACATGGGAGAACACGGTATTTTTGATGCGTTTCAGGCAGTAGCCGGAGCGACAGGGACGATTTTAGATGAGTTTGATAGGCAAAATAGATTAAAGGCGGAATTGGAAGTGCAGGATGCTGCATTAAAAGACAGAGAAGCGTTTGATCAGTTTATGCTTGACCTTGAAAACAGTAACGATTGGGAAAACTACGAAAAGCGGTGGAATGATTATAAAGTAGCCGTCCATAACAATACGGCGCAAGGACTATCGAGTCCGTTTGCGCGGCGGGTGTACGATACCCATCATAAAAATGCGGAGATGGAGCAGCGGCTTGTTATTAAACACGTTGCGCAGCAAAAGATGCGCGCGCAGGATTTTACCAAGGGCTTTGACTATATCAATAACGTTATTATCAGCCGTTCATTCTCTGATACGGAAGCAGTCGGGGAAGATGGGAACACCTACACCAAAAGTGCAACGCAGCAGAAAAAAGAACTTATCGACCAGAAACTATATACGATGCATGAGGCGGGGCTTTTAAGCTATGAACAGTTTAATCAAGGTTTGCGCGATTCGTATGCAAGCCTTATGAAGCATGAAATGGTAACGGCCGGTAAGCAAAGCGTTGATGAGGGAAAAAGTATCGAAGAGGTAACCTCTACCATACAGGATTATAAAAATGAGTTTGTAACAGTGGCAGGCGGACGTGTGAGTGAAGAGGCGGTAAAGGATACGGCACGGGAAGAAATTGAAAATTATTTTTATAAACAACAGGCAATACGGTACAAAAACGGCGAGCAAGGGGCAAGCCGGATATACCGCAAGATGATCGATGCGCTTGCTAAAAGCGACTGGGATGAAGCGTATGCTGCAGCAGAAGAGGGGCGGCGCTACTTACGAGAGTGGGACGCGAAATATAGCGGCAACGGCCTTGATGCAAATGTGCGGGATGAGTATTCGGATAAGTTTATGTTAAAAGATGATGTAAGAACTGCCGGTACATACGGCGCGTTAGCGCACATGAAAGCGGAAGAAGCGGCTAACTTTTATCTTTACATGTTACAAAACGGCTACAAAGACAAAGACGGAAACTTTATTAAACCTACTTTTAAACAGATGATTGGCATTATTAACGGCGAAGCGCTTGAAGCGCTGACAAAAGTTTTAGGCGCGGAAAAAGCGATGGCACTTACCTATGATACGCTTGCAAAGATAAATAGTTCGATTGCAAAACCGCCGCATTGTAACCCCGGTGTGTCCTACAGTATAAAAAATATGGAACAGAGCCTTAAACATGTTATGTCAAAGGACAAGAACTTTAATACGCTTGAAGGGCAAGCCAAGTTAAATAGAGTGTTAGGGGAAGCGACAGCGCAAACGTATGACTATGTTAATTCAACTCCTTTTGATCAGCAAAAGCCGGAAGCGATAGAAGATATTATCATCGCTTGCGCATTACGGGCAAACGGCGGCACTAAAATCGGATCGTATATAGTGGACAACGAGAGAAAACAAGCGAGGGATGCCGCCAAGACTGCAAGATCGATTGCCAGTAGAGCGTCGAAAGGCGTTCACGGAGAAGATTTAACTACTAAAGAGTGGCAAGAGGAAAACGAGCAGCTCCGCCATTACACCATCGAAAGCGTTAAAAAGATTGAAAACCTTACGAGTAACGATGCGGTTCTTGAAAAGTATCAAATTGATATTCTGGAAGATGGCCGCGCGGTTGCAAAAGATAGGAAAACCGGAGACTTCGTACACGTATTCGGTTGGATTGAAGATGAAGACGGCGAAGAAGAATACCGCCGGTTTGAGCCTAAAAAACAGGCGGACGGCACGTATACGTATACACCTGATACAAAGCGTGCAAGTGAAATGCAAAAAGAAAAGCAGAGGGAAGAAAATGACACCCGCGACTTTATCCGCGATATGAATACGCTCGGAACCCGTGAAGATGAATACTCAAGTAAGAGTGAAACAGCAAGCGAAACATTTATAGACTTTGCTGAAAAAATTCCTGCACAGGATAGAGCGCTTTTTACAACGATACGGGATAGCTACAGCGCACGGGATGACTTTAAAACCGGCAACGTCAGCAACGCCGTGCAAGAAAAGCGTATTATAGACACCTTCAAAGAAGGGGTAAAACGGCTTCGAGATTTTGAAAAGAACGGAGAAACCCAGCTCCCTGAAAACATAAAAAACGGCTTTTTTGCGGTGTATGATCACCTTGAAAATGAGTATCAAAAATTAAGCTTTATTGACGCATACGAATACGCGCGAGAGCGGCCGACGCGGGGCGTTATATCGCTTGCCGCTACGATAGAAAAATACAGCGTCTTGCAAAAAGAGCGGCACCTTGGCGGAAAGAATTTGCTTGAAGAGCCTTTGTATAAGAGCGTAAAAAAACGGGAGGGAAAATAAATGAGCGATGTCGCATTATTAGACGATGCAGAATATGAGCGCACCTCGTATGACAGACGTGGAAGAACGCGCTATTATCGGCGAAACCCTGCCAATTTTTTTGACGCGCAAAGCGCCGCCGAAGCCAAACAGCCCGATTTTGACTTTTTAAATTTGAGCGTTGAGCATATTGCAGAAACGATTCAAAAGCGGCGGAAGGAAAAGGAAGAGTACAAAGAAAAGTATTTAGTCAATTTAACCGAGCAGCAGCATGACGTCTTGAACATGATGCTTGAAAAAGCGGAGAAACCGGAAGAAAAAATTTACGAATTTGCCACCGCGATTAAATACGCCGAACAATTTAACTTGCCGCTTGATTTTGCCTACCAAAACCTTGAAGCAATTAACCGCCAATGGCTTGGAAGCGGCATCGCACCGAGCAAGGGGAATTTTAAAGCAGTCGTTGATAGCTTTTCTATCGGGAGCAATGTTTTAAAAATGGGACACTTGGGCAATGCGCTCATGAATGCAGAAAAAAGCGGCAATAAACGGGAAATTGCATACGCATTAAAAGATTTACAAAGATTAGAAGATGAAAACGCCTCGCTACAGGATTCGATGCCGCGCGGATGGGTGGTGAATTTACTTAAAAGCGGAGCGCAGGCACTTCCCTTTCAAGCGGCAACAACCGTTCCTGCGGTGTTTGCCAATCTTTTAGGAAGCCCTCTTTTAGGCGGCATTGTGAGCTTTGGCCTTTCAAGCGGTGTAACAACAGGATCTGAATACTGGGAGCTCCGCAAGGCAGGGGTAAAGCCTGACCTTGCCAGAAATATCGCTTATGCGTCCGGGGCGTTGCAAGGCGCTATAGAAACTTCTTTAGGTAATGTCGCAGGTATTACCGGCAAGGGACTCGGAGCGGATAAAATTGCTAGCAAGGTTATCACACGGCTGAACGCTAAGGGGGCATTTGGGAAACTGGCTAAAGGCCTTATGTTCTACGGTGCGGACCTTTTAAGCGAAGGAAGTGAAGAAGCGTTACAAGAATTGGTGAGCGCCGGAGGGAAAGAGCTTGCCGCAGTCTTGCAGGGTGAAGGGGTAGAAACCGACGATGCGCAAACGATTGCACGGAACGTGTGGGAAAGCTTTAAAGGCGGCGTTGCAGCCTCTATTGTTTTAGGTATTCCCGGAGCGATACAATACACGAAGGCGGACATAAAAGAAGCGGGTAACTTAAAAAAAGCGGCGATTACCACGCCATCGGAAGAAGTCTTTGTCAATGAGCATAAAAATAGCCCCGCTTTTGAAGGAATGACAGAAAGCGACACGAAAGAAGCACTCCATACGATTTTTGAAGCCCAGCAGCACGAGCGGGAGCAATTCCAAAACAGTAAAGCAAAAAGCTATGAAGAGTGGTTAGCTCCCGATGCCCGCATTGAAGGGGAAACGGTACGGGATGATAAGGGGCGGGTTGTTTATGAAACCGATGCGGAAGGAAAGCCCGTCTACGAGGAGACGGAAGCGGGTGTACAGAAAAAAGAAAAGAAGTACGGGAAAGCGGCGGATGTCGTTCGCGCCGGTGAGCGGCTTTACTTGAGCGAAGGGTACCGGCACGAGCGGAAAGGCGGCCGCATTGACGGGGAATACATTGTCGGAAACCCCACCGAGCAGACCGAGTATAACGATTACGGGCATATCTATTATTCATTTGACAAGCAAAAGAACACGGTAACGATTAAAAAAGTCGAGATGCAAAGTGATGCGTACGAGTCTATTATAAAAGAGTTTGTGCGGGATTTCGGCGAAAAGTTTACCGGAGCGGAGATCGTTTGGGAGCCGAAAGGGGAAGCACTCCAGAAGATAAAGGCGGAACTGATTGCAGAAAACCCGCGCGGAGAAAAAGGCGGCTTACAGTATTTTACTAATGAAACAGAAGAAGCAGACAGCCGCGCAGCGATAAAGCTTAACGAACGATTAAAAGAGACGATGCCGAATCTTACCGATGTTGAGCGGAATACGGCGGTAAGCATTTTCACCGCTCTTGCGCACGGGGCCGGAATGGATACGGAAACCTACCTTAACACCTACTACGGGGAAGAGGTTATCACGAATACGCCGCCCGCCGATATGGCAGGCGTTGCAGCGCAAGAAGGGATAGACACCAAAGAGATAAAGGGGGCAAGTGAGTTTAAAGACCTTGCAGGAGATGTGAAAGCGCTGGTGTATGTGAGCGAAAAAGCGGACTTTAGTACATTTGTTCATGAAGCCGCACACATTGCACGTAAGACCTTGCAAGGGAACCTCTTACTTGACGCAGAGAAAGCCTTTGACGTTATAGAGGGCAAGTGGACGCGGAGCCAAGAAGAAGCGTTTGCTCGCGGATTTGAACAGTACCTGCGCGAAGGAAAAGCGCCGAACGCGGAATTACAGTCGGTGTTTCAAAAAGCGGCGGAGTTTTTAACCCGTATCTATCAAAGCTTAAAAGAACTGGTACATTTAAACGACGATATACGCACCGTCTATGATGAACTTTTAACCGGAGAAAAAAGTGTATTGCGGGAAGCAGAACAGAACGCGCAGCAAACAGAACAACGCAACCGCAGCAGCATAAAAGAGTTTGGCCAAAATTATACGGAGTATTATCACAAGGGAATAGAAGCCCTTGAAAAGGTTTTACAGGAAAAGAAAGGACAAGTTGTTGGAGCGTTTACCCGAGCAGACATCGGAGATATTGACGTTGTTTGGGGCAATGAGAAGATAGGGCTTCAAAAGATAATTACAAAGCACTTAAACGATTTTGAACCGTTCGGAGCCGGTGAACAAGGCGTTATTCACGGTATCGGGGAAATCGTAGATAAAGGGACTTTAAAGGAAAACAACGGGGTTAATACCATCACCTACGAAAAAGACGGAAGGAGTTTTAGAGTAGGTTTAACAAAAGGCTGGAATGGAAAAGGGGAAAATCAATGGATTATAACGGCATATGAAGAAAATACAGGAAGCGGCAAAGGTAAGACCCTTTCTGCTGTTACCGAATTTAATCCTTCGCAGACACCCGAAGGAACCGCCGCCGTTACCGATACAGTACAAGAAAAAGGGGATGCCGTCAAGGCTTCCGAAACGAAAAAACAGGTAGTAGACGAGGCATATCAGCAGGCGACGGAAGCGGCGCGGCAGAAGGTGCAAGAAAGTATACAGGCGTCAAAAGCAAAGGCGGCCGACCTTACACAAAACGCCGTGCAGTACGAACAAGAAGCAATCGAAGCCTACAAAGTGCAAAACCCCGCATTAAGCGAAGCGGAGATAAAAGAAAAGATGCAACAGGAAGCGCTCAGGCAACACATGAGCTATGAAGCGTTTACGCAAATGCAGGCGCAAACCGCGCAGAACTTAAAAGAGTTTGGCGACGTACTTTTTCAAGTAGAACAAGAGTTTTTTGACGAGGTAGCTGAGAGCGCCGATGCAAAGAATGCACAAGAGGCGATAGAAGAAGTTATCACTGTCGGCGACCCCGAGGCGCAAACGTGGAAGCTTTTTTATTCCAACGCCGAAGAGCGGGCAAAAGCGGATAAAACATTCCGCGATGCAATCGGGCCGGAGCTGGAAGCGGCATTACAGAAGGATATCAAAAATGAAAAGATAAAGGATGAAACCTTTTTAAAGATGGCAAGCGAAAAAGAAGCCTTGCGCTCATTTTTACGGCAGTATAATGACGCTTCACATGCAGGAGCGATACCGGCGGAGCTTACTACAAACCTTGACGGGGTGCTTCCATCCGTTGCTTATGCTATCAGCAACGGGCATCCCTTTACCGAAAAACAACAGCGCCTTGCGATGGATGCGATTACGCGAAATGTCGCCGCTTACCGCAATATTTTTGCCGAGATTAACGGATACACGGCATTGCGAAGCCTTACCGAGGCGGAAAAGGCGTTTACCGAATCCTTTAGTAGAGCGGCTACGGAAGGGCGCGTCAGTCGTGCTGAAAAGGCAAGCCCGGAGGCGAGAGCACAAACCGAAGCGCGAAGCCGCGCCGATATCGATGATGCGCGGTTTTTAGAAGAGATGGCAGACGATGAAAAATTAAACGCCTTTTTAAAAGAAGCAGCTGAGATTTCCGTATTTGACTTTGAACAGAACACCCCCGCAGACGAGGCAGAGCAGGCACACTTTGAGGAAGTAAAGCGCAAGCAAGAGCGGATATACCGCGAAATGCGGAACTTTTCGTGGACGAGCGCACTTGCAAAAGTGCTACACGGACAGGTACCGGCTGAAAAAGCTATTGCGAATATCCGGGGCCAGATGCGGAATGCCGCACATTCGTTTCGCTCCCTTTATGCCGACATTATGGAACGCTCCGATTTACGGGTACAGGATGCCGATACCACTGATGCGCGCATTACGACGCGCTTAAAAAGCCGCCCGTATAAAACGGTAACGCTTGAGAATTTAAAACTGGAACAGATGAGTAACGCCCAAAAGGAAGCGCTTATCCGCGCACTCGACAACGAAGATATTGAACAGCGGGTACGGCAAGGGGCTATTACAAGCGAGGACGTTGAATACATACAAGGGCTTGTCCGTTCAAAAAATCAGACGATTAAAGGGCTTGAAGCAGAACTTGCCGACGCAAAGGCAGAAAACCGTAACGACACAAAAAGAATCGGAGAGCTTGAAAAGAAAATAAAAGATGAGCGGATAGCCCGCGCGGTGTTAGCCGACACCATTAAAGCGCGGGATGTGGCATTAAAGGCGGTTATGAAGCGAATTAGTTTAAAAACCTGCGATGCGGAACAGGCGCAAGGACTTGCGGCCATCCAATGGTTTTTAAAAGACAAGGTACAAAAAGCCTTAAACGCAAACGTTGATTCTGATGAACAACGCATTAGGGAAGCGTATACGCTTTGGAAAACAAACGGTGAATATCGGCAAACATTAGCGCGCATGAGCACTCGAAGAAAAGAGGGGGATTTTAAGCAGTTAATCAGCAATCTTGATAAAAAAGATTTTAAGGACTGGACGGCGGACGATAAAAAGCTTGCGCGCCGCCTTATTCCTGCCCGCAATAAGTTTTTTAGCTTAGGCCTTTATGCAAAGACTGAACAGAACTTTACCGATATGCACACAGCCGATTTAACACCGGAAGCGATTAATGCTGCGGTCAGTAAGATACTTCCTGAATCGCTTGTTGCAAAATTAAAGCACCAGCCATTAAAGCAATGGACGGTTGATGAGCTTATCGGCTTAGCGCAGGTGATAGAAGAAAAACACCGCGAAGGTAGGCAAAAGTATATGGCAAAAATAGCCGCGAAGCAGGCGGAAGCGGCGCGTATTAGAGACGCGGCAATCAAGGCATTGCGCGACGCAAAAGGTTACAGCGACGATAATGCAGGGTGGAGCGAGGATGAGAAAAAGAAGAAAGGCGGCTTTGATGCGCTTAAACGAAAGTTAAAATATGCGGCAATGCGCCCGTATGCGTTTATCGAAATGCTTGACGGCGGAAAGCGCGGCGCCTTGTATGACATGCTGGAATTTGAACAGCGGGAATGCTATAGCCGCTTTAAAGCAGGACGGGATACGCGGGTAGAGGCGTTCAATAGCTTTTTAAAGGAGCAAAAGCTCACCCTTGCCGACTTTGAGAAGAAAAAGACGTTTGAAAACTTTTACGCAGAGCGGGAACAAAAAAGCCTTACCCTTACCGTACAAGAAATACTCGGGGCATACTTAGCGAGCTTTGATGAAAAATCCCGGGCGGCTGTCCAGTACGGAAACTTTGCAGAGCAAGCGGAGCGCGATATGGCAAAAACCTCCGATAGTTACGGCGCATTAGATGCGTTTACCGATGCACGATACAGCGCAGTTCTTGCCGAAGCGGAGCGACTTATGGCGGCCGATGCGCGGTTAAAAGCGACTGTAGAATATTTACAAGCGGAATACAAAAAAGAGGGAGTTCGCTTGAGAGAGCACAACATCACCGTTAATAACGCCGTAACTGAAATACGGGATAACTACTTTCCGATGCAGCGGCTTGAGGTTTCCGGTGAAGAAGATGCGCGGCAGACGCAGAAAAAGATTATCGGCGAATATGCGACCGGTACCCGCCACGGCGTCGGTAAGGGGCAGACAAAGGCGCGTATTGATATCGGAAAGGCTAATCAAATGCCGATAAACCTTGCCGCCCTTACAACGTACTTTTCAAGTGTGGAAGCAAACGAGCGCCTTTATGTGTATGATGCATATGCACAAAAACTGAACCGCGTTATTAAAGGCTATGAAGCAAAAAATTTCCGCCGCACTCTTGAAAACGCGTACGGAAGCGAGGCCGTCCGCTACCTTGATAAGCAGGTTAATACCATCATCGACCCGACGGCAGGCAGAGTGTACTCCGATTCCGATAAACTCTTGCGCGTTATCCGGGGCAATACCGCCGCGGCTTATTTAGGTTTTAAACTTTCGGGGATTATCAAACAAGGTATTACAAGCCCCGCGCCGTTTATGCAGTACGTGAACCCCCTCCACTATGCAAAGGCGGCAAGCGATTTAGCCTTTCATCATAAAGAGATGGTTGACTTTATCTATAGCCGCTCAAAACTAATGCAAGACCGCAGCTTTGACATGATGCAAAACATTACCGAGGAACTTGCACAACAGGCAAAGACGAAAGCGGGTAAAGCGCTTACCCAAGTACAGCAATTCGGGATGCAAGGCCTTGAAATGATTGATAAGGTGTGCGTTGCTCCCGGATGGCTTGCCGCGTACCGGGAAGAAGCGGCGCGGCTTACGGAAGCGAATAAGGAAGCAAAAACACCGAAAACCGACAATGAAATAGACGTTGCCGCAAGCCGGTATGCTGATGATGTACTCGTCCGCACCCAACCGTCAGGCCGGGCCGAAGAACTTGCCCCACTTTTCCGAGAAGGAGGGGAAGCGTTACGCCTTTTGTTGCAGTTTCAAAGTTCATTAAATGTTATCTACAATAACTTACGCCACGATTTACCGAATGCTATTAAAAATAAGCAGTACAAACGGGCGGCGGGAATTGTAACAGGCTATGCCTTAGCCGGTATAATGACAGGACTGATAACTGAAGGTTTCGGCGGCGGCGATGATGAGCCTGACACGGCGGATAAGGTTAAAAAAACGATTTACTTTGCTTTTACGCAAGGGACGGACAGCGTTCCGGTGATTAACGGAATGGTTAATAGTTTAGCTGAAAAGCTCATCACCGGTAAAACAAGTTACCGCGGCAGCTCGAGCCTTTACCCTGCCTTTGAAAAAGCCGTACAAGGAACGGCCGCGCTCCGCGATGCGGATATTCAAAAAGCAGCCGGTCGGTATGCGGAGGCGGCAGCGTTAACATTGGGCTTACCGACATCAGGAACAAAAGAAGCCTTCTATGCCGCCGAACAAGTTTTTACAGGACAAGTGCCGAGTGCATTCTGGGGGAGAAGATAATTTATAATTATGAATTATGAATTAAGAATTGGTGTTATGAGAGGAGAATGCAATGCATTTACAGGCGGAAGATAAGAGTAATAAAGCGCTGACCGTCGGAACGTTGAACGTATTAGGCGGTATGAAAAGCGATGAGCTTACATCCATCCATACGCATTTACAGACGCAAGACGGCGTTCAGTCCCGTATCATCGCGGATATGGAAAAACTCTATCAAAACATTTCTGCCGATGGCGTTATCAGTGCGAATGAAAAGCTGATGCTAAAAAAAGAACTGACCATCATTGAAACCGAATACCCGATCATCCTTGCAAAAGCAGAAACGGCGAAAAAGCTGAGAGCCGATATTGATGCGTATAAGGAATCGTACCGTTTTTTGATTGATTACCTTTACAACGATATTCGTGTTTTTGACAATATGAATGAACCGGTTACTATTGAACGGGACACCTTTAATAAGCGTTTTGCCGCCTATTATAAACGGCGGGCGGTACTCCAAATTGCTCAAGACGGGAAGCCCGCCGATCTGTCTTTTCCTTCCGATGAAGGGGTAATAGTGCACACATGCTTTGATGAAGCCGCACAACAGCGGCCGCATATTACCCCTTCTTATACCGCATGGCAAAGTAAAATGATTGAATACGATTGTACAGGAAAACAGAGTATTAACATGACATTCGCCGAAGCGCTCAACAATGTTATTATTTTATCCGGTGAATTACACAATGATTTTACATTACACTTGTTTTTTGATAACCGAAGCGGCAACGGTGCAAAGCAATATCAAATTGTCTATAAATTAACCGGCAATTATACCGTAACGCTTACAACTGATGAAGAACATACAAATAAAATAGTAGAAAACATAGATAAAAACTCTTTCGGCTCAGGTTGTTATGCTATTGTTGATTTTAAAGGAAATGTTTGGCGATTTAAAGGCAGTGGTGGCGGCTTTCAGAGTATAGATATCGCAGGAACAATAGAAGATCACGACTATTTTATCATCGAAAAAGAAAAAGAAATACGGAAAATAGAAAAACTGAAAACACTTGAAGCAATTCAACAATTTGATAGCCCTATCGGAGAAATTAAAACTTTCTTTGAAAATGATTACAAGCACGGTTTTTTAGAAGCAAATGGCTTACCTTTTAGTCCTGATGTGTTTCCTGAATTTGCAGAATATGTAAAAAGAGTATGGAACACCGGTACCGATGCATTTTTAGGTTGGCCTTTACGCCCTAAACTAGAAAAGCCTGACTATCCTATCGGAGAAGTGTTAATAGCTTATGACAAAGAATATAAACATGGTTTTTTAGAGGCTAACGGATTACCTTTTAGTCCTGATGTGTTTCCTGAATTTGCAGAATATGTAAAAAGAGTATGGAACACTAATACCGATGCATTTTTAGGCTGGCCTTTACGGCCGGTTCTTGTAAAACATGATGGTTCTTTCGTGTTTATTCGTGCTTCTCAAACGGCAAGGAATGACGGTAGTCATTATTTTATTAAAGCTATACAGGGGGTATAAATGGCTTACACAAATGAAACACTTGGCAAAGCGTTAGAAGATTTAACGATTGCGTATAACAACTTTATCAAAAATGCAAAAGATCAGGTCGTTCAAAGTTTAGGAACCGATGTTGTTAATGAGATTAAGAAGGAGGCAAATGCTTATGTATCTTCTCAAATTGATGAAAAAATAGAAACTAAAATTTCAAAAGCAATGGCTGGCGAGGAAGATGTTTTTTTAGCAAAAGTTGACACCAAAATTTTAAAAGCTTCCGAAAAAGAGAGAAACGAGGTCTTGAAAAAATTTATCAGCCTTTACAAAAACGGCTATATCCAATGGCCGGGGATGCCGAGCCCACTGGAAGACTCAAGCCTTCATTTTGAAGGGTATAGCTGGTACGAGGTTTCCTATAGGGGAAATTTCTTCAGAGCAAAAGGAGATAATGCAAAGGCGTTTAGTAGTAAGCGATTGACTAAGGAGCAAATCAAGAATGGCGCGTATATCTTTCAAGATGATGAGCAGGGAGATGCTATTAGGAATATCTATGGGGAGACAGGATTTGGATATGTTAATGCCAATGCCGCTATATCAAATGGTGTTTTTAAAGTGCTAAACCCCGGATATACCCACGGGGTAGTAACGCAAGGAATCTCTAACTCATCGATGTCATTACTATCGTTTCAGGCTGCTCTGGTTGTGCCGACAGCCGAAGAAAACCGATCTCGGAACTTGACCTTTACAATCTGGGTATTGGTAAAAGACTAAGAGGAGAAGAATATGGAATTTGCAGAGCGTTTAGAAGTTAAAGACAATATTATTATAAACCGCGTTATCGGCAAAAAGCCTCAGCCGGAAAAAGAAGAAATAACTTATATTTACGGCTCAAACTTTCAAGCCAATATCGGCGATGATGCCCGTATGTACACTGACCTACAGGCTGGGACTAAAAAGCCGCTTACGCAGCTGGTTAAAGAAGGGCTCGTACCGGTGCCGGAAGGAAAAAAGTTGAATGAAGCCGGTACTGATTTTGTCGATATGACAGAAACCGAAAAGGTTGTAGCCGGTCTTATTCATCTTAAAGCTGATGAAAAGGTCGAGGGTGATTGCATCGTCAAAAAGACGGAAAAAGAGTTGTACCAAGAAGGATTGCTCGGCAAGGAAGAATATAACGCTTACATTGACCGGCAGCGAGAAGCCGCCTACCGGCTGGAAGCCGATCCGCTTGGTATGCAGGTAATGCGCGGAGATATAGATAAATCCGTATGGCTTGCAAGGATCGCGGAGATAAAGCTTCGCTATCCGAAAGTTTAAGACAGGAGCTCCCATGGAAGCAATAAACTACGCCCCCGACGGGCTGAACATGATTTTAACCGACGATGCCCAAATAGTGCCGGGGATTTCAGGCAATGCGTGTTACCTTCCGGCAGGAACCGGCACGATTGCCCTTCAAGGTAATCGTAATGAACTATCTCTTTCTCTTTGGCGGCAGTGGGACGGCATTGTAGAACAATATGCCCCGCGCGGACTTTTTAGCTTTGAGAATATACAAGTATTCTTCGATAGCGTAAGCGATTTTTTAACCGTTGTGATAAACGATTTTAAAACAATGACGGATATTAAAGATGACCAGAAGCAGGCTCACTGGTGCTTTACCTTTGTAAAAAACGGACGGTTTACCGTATATAAGAATGCAAAAGAAGTATATAGTCTTGTAGCCGGTAATAAACCCGTGGATATGACAGACGGTTTTACTCTTGGCGGTGGCTTCACTCATGCAACATTCGACGAGGTGCGAATATATAAAACCGTACTTACACAAGGGGAAATAAACGGCCTTTTTTATTTAATCAGTAAGGGAACGCAGGTGAAGCAGCTTGAAAGTATGATCCCGGCTCATACTCCCAAGTACTTAGGCGTTACCAAAACAGTCCTTACTACACGAACAGCCTTTATTATCAAAGGCGAAAAGCTGGGAACACAGGATGCCAATCCCGGCGACTGGGTATTGATGGATAAAACAGTCGGCGGCTGGAAGTGCGGGGTGTGTTATCGCTGGACGGGCAGTATGTGGATTAACTTAGAGCCGGAATATAACTACATCGAACAGTATCAAGCCGCTCTGTACCATATCTGCGAAATACCTGAGCTGATGCAGAATACCGGGCATTTCGGGGCGTTGTTTGCGAAAGTGCTGGTAGCGCAGAAAGCATTGATTGATAAATTGGTTGCGCAGGAAGCGTTTATTAATAAGCTGGTTGCGCAAGAGGCTTTTATTAAGCAGCTTGCAACGGAGCAGGCGTTTTTAAAAAAGCTTATCGTACAAAAGCTACACATTGACAGCGATCCAAACTCCCACCAAGACTTTGAAGCATGGTTTGACGAAACAAATGGGTTGAAGATAAATAATAAAGGACAAGAGATATTTAAGGTTGATACCGCGGGGAATGTTTTTGCGAAGAATGCGACATTCAAAGAATGCATACTTGAAGGTATAGTGAATGCAAAGGGGCTAAATATCGTAGGTTTCAAAGGTGGCAATATTTTTTTGGGAAATGTATTATATGAAATATCCGGTGGTATTGGTGTAGCAAGCGGTGTGAAGTATAAATCGCCTGGAACAGGTGAATTTAAATTTTTATTGCAAATGCGCGATAGTTCCACAATGGGAGTAGGTAATGCAAAATATTATATTAAGGTTAATAACAACACTATTTTCAACGAAACGTATCCACAAGATGGAAAAATATATAAAAAAACTATTTATATAAACGTGTCGTTTGGAGATGAAGTTGTTTTAACAGCAGAAGGTGGCGGTAGAATTTCATCTTTATCTTTTATGGCATCAATGTATATCGATACACCTAATACTATATTAAGTTTTTTATCAAAATGGGAACGTTTTTAGCCTATAAAAGAAATATGATTTTATTTTCTTACAATCAAAAAAATATCACTATCTTTTTTTTGCCAACGATAGGAATAGATATGTTCACTATTATCGGATATAGCTATTTCTATTGCTAAACTATTTAAATCTTCATCTTTTTTACAACTTTCCATTTGCCACGCATATATATACATGACCTTTGCAGTTGTTTCCGTATTATGTGTACTCTCAATAGTTAAAGGTTTAAACAAAGGAACATAGAACTTAGGATCATCATAATCAGAACCTACAGGACATGGTAGAGCCGGTACGTTTTTTATATAAAGATTCCGATCGGTTTTATTTATTATTTTAATTTGCCTTGGTGAAACATTCGCTAGAGTTAATACGGAATCATTTTGATTAATAATTTTTGCACCATTAACACTAATTAAATTACAAGAACCTGTTTGATAAAATTCAAAAGTGAATTGTGTTTTTTTTCTTATTAAGTAATTACTATGTCTTTGAAAACGTCCTAATTCTTTAAAATCAGTTAAGGCAACAACAACATCCCAATCTGATTGATTATCTATAGTAAAAAGATGAGTTTTTTTTCCACACCCCGCCAACACTAATACCAGCAGCAATAAAACAGCAATCTTTTTCATACTAAACTCCTTTCAGTGTGGCTAGTATACTATAAGCAGCCTGAAAAATGCAATAATAGCCGATTGTTCAGATTAGCTAACAAACTATTGTTTTTTATGCCATTTCCAAGCACGGCGGCAGCCGAGTTCTTCGGCTTCTTGAACAGTCATTACATAGCAATCTTCTCGTTCAGGTTTAACTTCAAAATTATCATAATGCTGATCCATTGGAAGATGATATATTCCTGTGGCAACATTGCATTTTATGACAGGGTATTCTTTTAAATCTACGTTTTCCCTTACAGCTATCTTAAGCTCATGAGCAAATTCTTTCGCTGTTTCTGTAATGCGTGTATGTGTTACAAAAAGAGGAATAACTTCTTTTTGAGGATGAAAAGCTATTTTATATTCTGTTGCAGAACCTAATAATTGACATATATGCTTTTCATGTATTTTTTTGTTTTTTGACCAATACTTACATTGAATAATAAGAATATGTTTAGCATTTTCGGCAATCAAATCGCGTCCCATATCTTCAAAACCTTTATCGATTCCGAAATATGTAACTTTATAGCCGCGCTGTTCCAAAAGATACCCGTAATACCGTTCAAAATCCCTGCCTATTTCCCATTTAGATTTTTTCCGCTTCCAATACCGCTCTAATGCGAGTTGATTTTTTTCAGTTTCGGAAAGCTCATTATATTCATCGTCAGATAAATATGCTTTAATTGCGTCATTTCCACTATCGTAATGAACGGGAATATAGTCAAAATCATCCAGTTCTTCAATTTCAGGTACAATGCGTTTGAAATATGCAATTTGGTATCTCAATAATTTATTTTCCGCTATTAAAGCTTTTTTCTCTTTTTTTAAATCATTGATTTTGATAGATCGTTCCCAATCACGGTGATTCCCAAGCTGGAGAATTTCTATAATTGCTTTTTCCTGTAAAGTCATAAAATCGGCCATACCGGCAGCAAGCCACGGCATCGAAACGGACTTATCTTCCATATACTTTTTGCAATTTTCCCATAGTTCCTTTCTAATTTTTTCTTTTACTTCTCTATTCTCTACACTCAATTCTGATTTTAAATTTTTAATAGTTGCTTCATACTCTGAAACAGTATTTTGTATTTCGGTACTAAGTTGCTCATTTTCATATTCTAGGAATTTAATATGTTTTATCTTTTCATTGAGTTCCGATTTTAAATTTTCAATATTTTTTAGCTTTGTATCAAGCAGGTCGTTTCGGCGTTCGCGATTTTCAATCTGTCTTTCTTTGTCTTGTTTATCAGTATTTTCTTTTTTTGTGTTACCAGAGAATACATTATAAATAAATATTATTAGGAACAAACCGCCAAAAAGGAATATCATATTCATAGTTTTTCCCCATTGCTTTTAACTCTTGTATATCATTAGCAACTTATAAAAGATTTTGTTTTTATTTTCGACACTTATATATTTTTTCTTTACTTTAACAGCCTTTCTAAACCCGTTAACAAAATCACCTTTTTTTCTTCTTTTTCTCACCACTTATATAACATTCTGCTTGCAACTTTTTATACTTATCACCATGACAGTAGAAGCATTGCCACATAGCGAATTGATTATAGTCGGTGTTATTGTATTGGCCTTTATTTTGATGATGAAGAAGGGCGGGAAATTTTCGCTTTTTGGACAGACGGTAGAAGTACCGGTTGGGAACAAAAAGCAAAAAATCGACACGATAGGATTGATGTATCTGATGAAAGACGCTTGCGAGCGCATAGAACTCATCCGCAAGGAACGAGCGGAAGATATTCTGTCCGATATGTCCTATCTTTTAACCGGTATTAGCCGCCTTTCCTGCTGTATGTACCGAGCCGAAGCAATCTTGAATAAACGCCTGTACAAGAACGGGTTTGAAGATTTAACCGTTCAAACGGTTATCGGCTATATCGAACAGTTAAGCGATGAGCTTTACAGTCACTTACAGCGCGAAATACATAACGCAGGACAATGCACCGTCAACTCACCTGAACCGATAGAAAAAAGCAAAACATATGCGATTGCAAAAGAGTTTACCCGACGGGCGGCGGCGATTTATTTACGCGAGGTAAAGGCTAAGGCGATGATGTACGAATCCTACCAGCCGCTTTTTGAAAAGCTGGGAGATACTATCCGCGTGGAATTTTGCAAGGAGAAACGAGAGAAAAAGCTTAAACAGGCGGACGCACTGCTTGAGGTGCTTCAAAAACTGGATGCTTAAAATATTTTAGGAGGTTTTAAAGTGGGAGTGATACGGGATATTGACCGGCTCAAGCCGGAGCTGGCAAAGCGAACACGGGATTTTTTAGCCGAACTGAAAAAGCGCGGTATAGAGGTTATCGTGCTTGAAACAGACCGTACGGTCGATACGCAGCTTGCCTATTATGCGCAAGGACGCAAGCCGCTTGAGGATGTGAACGCCTTGCGCAAAAAAGCAGGCTTGTACCTTTTAACGGAAGCCGAGAATAAGCGTATTGTAACAAAGACGACAAACTCTCGGCATTTTGGCGGAAACGCTATTGATATTGCGCCGTTAAAAGACGACCGCGTCTGGTGGAGTGCGCCGGAGCAGGTCTGGCAAGAAATCGGCGCTATCGGTGAAGACTACGGGCTTGACTGGTGCGCAGGCGGATACGGGCAGGTCTGGGGTAAGGGATGGGACAATCCGCATTTTGAACTTATGAAGGAATAGGGTGTAATAATTGATAATTTGCAATGGATAATAGGGAATGTCGGAGGAAATAATGCATGGAAAGAAATTTATTGTTTGTGTTATCTGTCTTTTGCTGTTTACTCTTGCCGGTTGCTGCACAGGAGCGGCTGTATACGGTAACGGAGACGGAGCTTATCAGGTTAGAGAGCATATCGGAGAACTTAGCGATAAGCAGACAGAATCTGCAGTTTCAAGCGAACGACTTAACGGAGCGCTTGAAAGCGCAAGAGAGCAAAGCGAAGAGCTTAACCGAGAAATTGCAGAAGGCCGAAAGCACAGCGAGCGACTTACGCAATCAATTACAGACGGAGCAAGCGAGCTTGAAGAATTTGCGGGCATCTTACAACAAATACGTGAAAGATACGGCCGAAACAATAGCGGAAAAGCAAGCCCTAATTGACGAACAAAAAGACACGCTCCACCGGCGGATGATTGCCGTTATAATACTTTCGGCAATACTAACAATAATACTTTTTGCAATAGGCGCAAAATACTTTTTAAAATACAAGTTCAGCCTTTTCCTCCCTCCCTAAAGGGGGATAAGAAGACGGCAGTTATCAAGGATGTAAGGACGTCCTTTAAAGAATACTGCACTCCATGCCGATATGCTTTCCGGGAGAGGATAATCATCTTTAGGAGGTATCCCTTATGCGTAAACCGTGGAGCATCCACAAAAGAAACGGCATTTATCAATCACAAATGTATGATTATAACAGTAAGCAGTATCAGACTGCTAAAAGCACTCATACAAGGGATCGCAATGAAGCGGAACTTATAGCCTATCGGCGGGCGATGGAGTTTGATAGCGGCCTTGCAATAGAATACACCAAATGGGCTAAAACCGCTCCTACCCTTACGGCAAGTACTCTTAATAATTGTTCATTTAATTCCGAAATGTCCGCACTGGTACAAGCCGCCTGTCAAGACGCTTTCGATAAAGTATTGCAGAATATACCTTACAACAAACAAGCTCGGCCATTTCCATGGGCGCCGGACTACGAAGATACACCGGAAGAAATCAAGCCTCTTTTAGACAGGCTTTCAACGCTCACTTTTTATGATTATATCTTGCTTTACTGGAATTACGACGAAAGCCCTTTTATTAAAGGCAAGATACGTACCAGCGAACCTCTGCCAAACCCCGAACGGTTTCGCAATAATACCGGGATTGCAAAAAAATACGCGGCTTATATTCCGCATTGCCTATTAACTGAAATAACCGGCACAAAAATTGACACAATGCTCGGTGCGATTAGAACTGCCGGTAAACTGAAAGAACAAACGATGAAAAATATGCGTTATATTTTTATTCAACCGCTCCATTTTGCGTATCGTAATAATCTGCTTGCCCGAGACATTGCGCAGCAGGTAACAACGGCATCAAAAGCTTCACGGAAAAAGGCAAAGAAAGAAGCGGAAAAAGCCATATTTACGAAAGAAGATGTACAGCGTCTTTTTGATAGCAGCGTTAATCCTTTCGGTTCTGAAACTTATCGACTGATTAACGAAATACTTTTTAAAACCGGTTGCCGTATCGGTGAATTGCAAGCCTTGCAGATACAAGATTTTATCAAAACATCGGAAGGATATGCACTCAAGATTAGTAAAAACTATTGTCGCTCCGGCAAGCGGCTTAAATGTACCAAAACGGAACGAGTTGATATTGTGCCAATATCTAGCGACCTTGCAGCGAAACTAATAGCACACCTTGAAAAGCATCTTTTTAAAGATAATCAAGAAGCGTTTATTTTTAGCTCGGCTAAAGATGCCTATACGCCAATCTGTTACGAAAATATCAATAAAGATTTTAACAAGACAATGACAGCGCTCGGTATAAAAAAGCAGAATTTAACACTCCATAGCTACCGGCATACGTTTGCAACCTTCTTACGCATGGCAGGATATTCAGAGGAACAGCTTCGCTATCTTACACGACACGATAGCATCGCCGAGGTACATCGCTACACCGATCATTACACCCCTGATATGGAGCGGCTAAAGTATCAAGCGGCGATCGATATAGAAAAGATTGTCGTTTAAATCTTATTAAATACTGCTTGTAAAAATTTATTTTTCACATCTTGAAAGGTATTAAAATGCGCCTAATAGGAATGCTATGTGCAAGCAGCTTGCAAAAATACCTCGAAAAATCCTTAAAACCGATAAAAATCGTCAAAAAAGTAGAAAAAATGCAAAAACATGCAAAAATAATGCTTGACAAGAAGGTGTTTATAGCGTAGCATAAAGATAGTTAGAGACACAATGTTTTTGTAAGACAAAGTGTAAGATAACTAGTTAAAAATATGTACTAAAAACGCCCAAAAACGAGCGTTTTTCCTATCTTTTAGCGTTTTTATCCGGTGCATAATTATCCATTATTTTCAGCTTTTTATCGTAGGAGTCGTCCGGCAGTATGGTTTGATTCAGGGTAAACGTAGCTGTAATTGGTAATAGGTAATGGATGCAAGCCATAAGCGAAGCCTTTGGCGCTTTGAGGCAAAAAATGATATAGAGAGGAGAAATTTTATGGAAGGAAAGAACAAAAAGACAAAAGTCTTTAAATGGGTAGCAGTGCTGTTGCTTGCTGCGATGATGACTAGGAGGCTGTAAATAGGTGCAGGGGAATAGCAGCAGGGAGAAAAAGTATGAGGTAACGGTTAATGAAGACAGTAACGGGAAGGTAACGGTAGCGCCAGCGCTTCCGACGGATGAGAAGGCGCCGAAAGG